CTAAAAAGATCATAAGTAAATATAATACTGATTTATTTTAATCATCTAAATATTTAATATTATACATAATCGCTTTTATTGCCAGTCACAAATTGTTTAGTAGGGTATTTACAAAATATTAAGGTTTGTTAATTGTTTATTCATCTGGAGACAAATTCAGAAATATTTATCGCCCGTGGATCGTTAAAAATACCCTAGCAAGGGAATGGCAACGCCCACATTGAAGAATGAGTTGACTTGGAATCGAGGAATAAGATCCAAGCGGAAGGCCACCAGCGGTAAGTAAGATAGCTGTCAGTGAAACTAAAAATAAGCTGGCAGTATTTTTTTAATACTATTACATAATGGTAAAGGTATTTTTTTTAAAATCACGAGATTATGCAACGTTTACGGTTAATAATTAATTCTTTTAAGTGTGTATTTAATTAAGGGCCGATCATTAGGGCCTATTGGTTGGCCCATGACGGCCTAATTTGTGCCCGTCACTTATTATACAAACACTAGGAAAATTTCGGCGGCCGGCATAACCAAAAATGCCAAGGCCAGCCGACTAATTTTACGACCAGTTAAAAAACAATTTACAAACAATAGTCAATTAGGTATTTAACCACCGTCTAGCAAACAATTTTATATTTAATCGAGCGCAAGCTTGTAATTCTATCGGGTGTTTCTTTGCTAGGCCGCCCGATAGTTTTTACAAAATTAAACAGAAATAGATAATTAATTGACGATTAATTAAACATATAACTTTATTTTTAAGGAATTAAATGAATAAAAAATGCGTCTGTTTACCAAAAAGAAAATGTTTCTACTGCGAAACTTGGGAATGTTGGGACCAGTTAAACGCCGAACAAAAAGCAGCAGGAGAAAAACTAGCGCGAGCAATGAGCGTTAGGCCAGTGGACCGCGATAATTTACGGGCAGCGATCCAAACAATGTCGAAATTAAACCTTGATATTAAATCAATTCCATTAGAGATGTTTTAAATTATGGAAACACAAATTAAAAAACCAACACATGAAGATGTTATTAATTATCTAATCGCAACATTCTATCAATACAGAATAGGCGGCAGATCGCAATGCAGACGATTGGCAATTGAATTACTGGCAGAATTAAAGGCGCTAGGTGTTTATGAGTAATATTTGGAAATTAATTTATGTTTTTTTAGTCGCCCTGTCTGGTTTTTTCCTTGGCACACAATTTCAAAAAACAGGTTGGGACCAGACAACTTGTCACGAATCCAGAGTAATGAAATACCGCCACAGTTATTGGTATGACACTCAAGTTTATTGTGTAAAAACGTTAGACTAATTTAGTTAATGTTTATAGAATAATTTAAATTTATTGGGGGGATTATGATTCGCAAAATTGGGCGATTTAAATACATTGCCAGTGTCGTTAGGGCAGCACGGTTAAAATTTCCAAACATGTCTCAAGAAGTACTGTCCGCAGAAATTGGTTATCAGAATGCGCAGTTTATCTCAAATGTTGAGCGTGGGCTTTGTACAGTGCCAGCGAAGCGTATTGCAAAATTATGTGAGGTTTTAAAAATAGAACCGCACGAAGTGGTTAATGCGATTGTGCAGGACTATGAAAGCCATATTAGGAGTAGGTTATGATTGATCAAGACCAAATAAATGAATGCGAAATTTATAGAACTGCACTTGAAAAATTTGGAAGTAACAATCAATTAATTGCCGCAGTTGAAGAGTTAGCAGAATTACAGCAAGTGTTGTGCAAATTTGCAATAGGTAAACCAGTAACAGCAGATCAAATCATAGACGAACTAGTTGATGTTAATATTGTACTGAATCAGGTGCAGATGATTTTTCATAATAACAAAATGATTACTGAGCAAGATTTGAGTGCTAGAAAAATGGTTAAATTAATAAAGTTAAAACAGAGGATTGGATTATGAGCCAGTTTAAATTTAAAAAAGGCGATAAAGCGAAAGTTGTGACTGTGAATAAAAAAGACAGCATATTGAGATATGTGCCTAATTTAGCTGTAGGTGACATAGTTACTATTGATCAAAACGACAGTGAGGCGCCGTGGTGTTTGTTTTCTAACAATGAAAGATGGGCCTTAAATCAAGATAGATTAGAACTAATACCAACTTGGACACTGGAAAAAATTAAAAATTGTTTGGAAATTAAGTTTGGGACGATTGTAAAAAGAAAGTATGATCTCGATGCCGCTTTGATGTTATTCGTGCGTCTGGGTGATGATGGAAATATCGATATAATTGACCAAGAAGGCGAATATCGCTGCCTATCGTTATGCACTCTTGCATTCTACCGTCCAGACGGCAGCGAGATTTTGCCGCCGGAGGATGAGGCTAAAGACGTAAATCCGAAGAAAGTTATTTTGTTTGCGTTTGAAAATGCCTACGATGAAATAATTAATTGGAGCAAATGCGATAAAGCGTTACCTGTACAAACTCGCCGCCCTGAATTTGATTTGGAGTTTTAGGATTATTAATGGACATGCAAGCATTCCTGAAATTATTCAAAGACCAATAACTTGGGCAGAAAAATAGAGGTGGCGATATGAGTGATCTTTTTAAAATAGATGGATATTTCAACGGAATAAAACTCCGCAAAGGTGTTTGGTATTGCCCAAAAAATAATACAATTATACCAATCACTAAAACAGAAGTTAGAGACTTTATAAATAATAAGACCTATAAAATATCCAAAGATTTGGCGGTTAATTGTTATTTGCCTGGATATGAAAGGATAATTAAGGGTGTTAGATTGATTAATTATAGGTATCTTGTTCGGATTGGTAGTTTTTAAATTAAGGGGAAGGTATGAGTAAGAATCAAAAAAACAAAAACAAAAAAAGAAATCCTTGGCATGATAAAGTCAATTCGTGCTGGCAGATTCAAGAACAACATCGTGGATTGCATTTTGTGAGAGAGTCATATAAATCATGGTCATCAAGAAATCACAATCCTGCGAAATGGAGTCAGAAATGAAAATTCTAATACTGCTCCTATTACTCGCATGCGAAAAACCACAACCACCTAAGCCTGAGCCAGTGCCGACAACGCCGCCTGTAAAAATAACAGGAGATTTTATCGGAGTAACGATTGATTCGCAGGATTATAAAGTTGCGGATAATTTAGCGGCACATAAAAAGCAATTATGGGCGCGAATAGTGTTTGATGAATTTGTTGCGGCGAAAGATTACTTAGAATTTGTAAATTATGTCTCGGCAAAAAATCCAGTTATGGGCGAATTGCTAGATAGCTTTTATGTGCCAAAATATTCAGTTGATGCCTATGCAAAAAGAACAAAAGAATACTTAGACACATTTGGAGATAGACTAGAAATCCTTGAAATTTTTAACGAGATAAACGGAGAATGGTTAGGTAATTCGTCAGATGTTGCCAAAAAACTAAGAGCATCTTATGACATTGCGAAACCTAGAGCGAAAAAAATAGCTATTACGCTTTATTTAAATGATGGTTGCTATGAAAAATTAGATAATGAAATGTTTAATTGGGCGCAAAAATATATTCCTGCAGATATTAAGAATGGATTGGATTACGTTTTAGTTAGCTATTATCAAGAGGATTGCGAAAATAAAGTGCCAGATTGGAGTAAAGTTTTTGCAAAATTAAAAGTCATGTTCCCTAATTCCTATATCGGCATTGGAGAATCTGGACTAGGCGAGAGTTTTATGAAAAAGCATGGCACGCCAGAGTTAATTAAAGCATCAATCGACAGATGTTATAATGTAAAGATCATAGACGATAAATGGAAACTAGGTTGCTTTTACTGGTATTACAATAAACATATGGCAATCAAAGGTGAATACTGGAAACATTTGGACAGTAAATTATGATTACAATTGTTAAAATCGAAAATGGATATTTAATTAGTACACTAAGTGGACGCCAATATGTGTCTGGTCCTGCGCATCGTCAACTTAGTATTGCGTTAAAAAAGGCGCTTATGGAATTAAACAAGCGTCCAGAGGCAAAAAAAGAAAGTCTAAAAATAGCAAATTTGACACAACCAGAATAAACTTTACTCTATTACTATCATTAGCAAAGGAATGCTGTTGATAGTAAAACGCGCTATATTATGGCCGGACACTCATATAGGGATTGATGAAAGTCACGACCATAGAGCGGTTGAATTAGCTCTGTGGATTTGCCGCGAATTACAACCAGAATACATTTATTTTTTAGGCGACTTGGCAGATTTTTACAGCGTCATGTCACACACTAAAGACCCTAACTATAGATCAATCTTAAAAGATGAACTTTATTTGGTTAATAAATTTTTGGACAGAGTTAGGGACGAGAATAAGAATTGCGAATTACATTTTATTGAAGGTAATCACGAATACAGAGCAGCTAGATATTTGGCAGAGAAGGCACCTGATTTGATCGGGATTTATACAGTAAATGATTTATTGATGCTCGAATCAAGAAACATTTATTATCATGCCTATGGTCCAAGTCAATTAGTGCAAGTGATGGACACAAATCTTTATGCCAGGCATGAACCCTATGGTAGATCGCCAGAGGCATCTGCACGTAAAGCAATGTGCAGTTTAATTAATGGGCATGATCACAGAATAGCTCAAATTAAAATATCATCTGCTCATGGCAATGTTTGTCATGGCATCTCGTGCGGTTGGTTAGGCAATGCAAACCATAAAATTTTTAGTTATGTAAAAACCAGAGCGCAATGGCAATTAGGATTCGGCATTGTAACAGATATTGATGGCATCTGGTTTTACCAGCAGGTTTATATACAAGATTATAAATGTATTGTGGACGGAGTTTTGTATGCTCTCTAAATGGCAAAACTTTTTAATTGATTTAATTCTTTGGTTGTCTTTAATGTTGGCGGTGTATTTATGGACGCAAATTTAAAGCTGTTAAAGTTTACAATTGATGATCCGATTGCTGCGCGACTTAATGGATTAAAAGATTTATTAGAGCAAACAAATGATGATTACGGTTATGATCTAATAAAATTATGCTTAGATTATTTTGCAATCTATGAATCGGCAGAGCATATTAACGAATGCGAAATGTGTATGCGACAGGCACTGTTTCATTGGATCAATTACTGTTTGGAAAATAATATTCCGTTGCCAGTGAGTGATGAGCTAACAAGCAAATAATAATGCATGTTGACATTATTAAAAAATGAGCAGAACATTTTACTGTCCTGCGGACAAAACTTTAACTTAGCGAGTTAATGAATGAAAGTTAATCCCAATATAGATGATATTATTAAATACCCTGTAATTATAGGTGTTAAAAGTAAAGTGGTTAGCGCTCGTAAATACTTGCGAGGTTTTTCTGGTTATGTTGCGTATAGTAATGGCGCAATCTATAGTTTATACGCAAAAAGATTTGTCTCATTACGAAAAAGAAAAGACGGTTATATGCAAATATGTTTGCACGGTAAAATGGCACTGGCCCATAGGGTTACTGCTAAATCATTTTTGGAAACCGTTAAAGATAAACCATTCGTCAATCATAAAAACGGCATAAAAACCGATAATAGAATTGAAAACCTTGAATGGGTTTCCGCTAAGGAAAATATTATTCATGCTCGCATTACTGGTTTAAATGTTCAGCAATATGGTTTCAATGCTCCAGCTAAAAAGCTTTCAAGAAATGATATTGCCGAATGCCATTCAATGTACATATCCGGAAAAACCGCCGAAGAAATAGCGAATAAATTTAATGTAAACCCTGCGACTGTAAGAAATAATTTAAGAAGTGAAAAAACAAATTCAGAATATATTCTTTATAGGGAAAAAGCTAAAGATAGATGTAAAAAAGGAAGGAGTCGCAGATGGAGTTAAAGTCAAAAGAAATCAACATAGTCGATATTGATTCGGTTATAGTTAATCCTAGGAATGCAAATTTACACAGTGAAAAACAATTAGAAATGCTGGCAAAAATAATTAAGCATAGCGGATTTAGGCAACCGTTAATAGTTAGTAATAGATCAAAATTCCTAATATGTGGACATGGAAGATTAGCCGCTGCAAAAATACTTGGCATGAAAGAGATTCCTGTAATGTTCCAAGATTTTGATTCGGAGGCAAGTGAATTTCAAGCAATGATTGCAGACAATAAAATTGCTGAATTAGCAGAGCATGATGAATTAAAGATGATTGAAGGGATTAAGGATTTAAAGCTAGATGAGATGGATTTTGAGTTGTTAGGGTTGGAGGATTTTGAAATACCAGGAATTGAAGTTATAGGCGAAACTGATCCAGATGAAGTGCCAGAAGCGCCAGTTGTGCCAGTGACAAAACGCGGAGATGTTTGGTTGTTAGGAAATCACCGTCTGATGTGTGGCGATTCGATTTTGTTGGATGACATAGAAAAATTAACTCCAGTGAAAAATATTGATATGATATACACTGATCCACCTTATGGAATGAATGCAGTAAGTAAGTCAGGTGTATTGTCGAAAAATTACAAGACAGATATTATAGGCGACAGTTCTAATCAATCGGCCAAGGATTGTTTTAATTTAGCGATTTCTCTATATCCAAACTCTGCACATGTTTGGTGGGGTGCTAATTATTACTCGAGCGGATTACCAGACAGTGAATGCTGGCTCGTTTGGGATAAGAATAATGGCGGAAGCGACCAAACTGACTGTGAGCTGGCGTGGACAAATTTCAGATCGGTTGTTAGGCAATTTACACAGGCTTCTGAGAAAATAAACAGGGTTCACCCGACTCAAAAGCCAGTCTCTTTGTGTGAGTGGTCCATTGAAAAATCAAAGAAAGAAGTTAAATCAATGATTGATTTCTTTTCAGGTTCTGGTTCTTCATTGATGGCCTGTGAAAAAAATAACATTAAATTTTATGGAATGGAGCTTGATCCAATATTTTGCGATGTGATTATTAATCGCTGGCAGAATTTTACTGGCAAAGAGGCAACGCTAGAATCAAGCGGTAAAAAATATAGTGAGTTAAAAGCTAATGACTAAAAAAGTTGATCTGCAAATAACCAGCAAACAATAAACATCGAGGTTATTTTATGCCAGCATCAAAATATAAAGAGGAATACTGCGATATGCTAATAAAGCATTGTCAGCAGGGTTTAAGTTTTGGATCATTCTGCGGTGTTATCAGGGTTAGTAGAGAATGCGCATATCAATGGACAGAGAGGCATAAAGAGTTTGGAGAGGCGAAGGATATTGCCGATTCATTGGCGCTTTTATTCTATGAAAAACTCCTAAGCGCAAAGGCATCTGGACGCAACATAGAAGGGTTTGACCACAAAAAATCAGACATTGCAGCAATCCTGTTTCCTTTAAAGACTAGATTCTGGCGTCTATATGGTGAACGTCCTGAATTGAATCAATCAATCAACATTACAATAAGTAAAGATGAGTCAAATCTTTGAGCTAACCGACAAACAAAAAGAATTGGGGCGCATGCTTGGCGGTCCTGAAAAATTCTTTATGGCATATGGCGGATCAAGGTCAGGTAAAACATTCTATCTGTGCAGAGCAATAATGATTAGAGCGTCCAAGGTCAAATCCAGGCATCTAATTGTCAGGGAACATTTCAACCATGTTAAAACGTCCATCTGGTATGACACATTCCCAAAGGTTAAAAAATTAAGTTTTCCTACTTTAACAATGGACGAGAATAAAACGGATCATTTTTGGACATATCCCAATGGTTCGGAAATTTGGATTGCAGGATTGGACGATGAAAAAAGAGTAGAAAAAATTCTAGGTAAAGAATATTCAACTATATATTTCAATGAGTGTTCACAGA